GGACGCAATCATCCAAGATCAGACCTTCAGTCAGCTTGCGATGCCCGCCCAGGCCGTTGTTCCTGGTGAAGACGATTACAACAAGCTCATTGAGATTGGCACGAAGCGTGTCTTTCTGTATGACGGCGAAGGCGGGGCGGTGCCCTTCTTTCTGTCGCCAGACGTGAAGCAGGCTTCCTTGATCGTCAACGTCATCAACAAGATCATCAACGAGATTTACCACACGGTTGGTCTCGCTGGTGAACGGACGAAGGAGGATAACTCCGTCGGTATTGACAATAGCAGTGGCGTGGCGAAGGCATACGATTTTGAGCGAGTGAACGCTCTTCTGGTCTCCAAGGCTCAGTCCATCGAATTTGTTGAACGGAAGCTCGTCGAGCTGGTTGCCTTGTGGAATGATGTCTCGCTGCCCGCTGACGTGGACCTTGTGAAGTATCCGCGCGACTTCGACACTCGCAACCTGTATGACGAGTTCGACATTGCAGGCAAGCTGGTGCTGATTGACGCCCCGGACATGGTCCGCAAGGAGCAGATGAAGATGCTGGTCTCCAAGCTGTTCCCGCAGTTGAAACAGGACCTCATCAAGCAGATCGAAAGCGAAATCGACTCCGCTGAGTGGCCAATCGACCAGAATGCAATACAGGGTTTGACACCACCCCTGAATCAAAAGAAGGACGTGCCCCCAGTGAAGCGGCAGGGCCAGGTGACAGCAGCAACAACTGATTCGTAAACCCGGCAATTTTGCCAAAACTTAACCAAGAGAAGGGTTAATATCATGTGGAAAATGTATAAGTTCGGCCTCGACAGCGTGTATATGGACCCGGAACCGGGTGCTGGCGGTGGCTCTGGTGGTGATGACGCCGCAGCCGCTGCTGCCGCTGCTGCAAAAGCCGAAGCTGACAAGGCTGCTGCCGATAAGGCCGCTGCTGACAAAGCTGCCGCTGATGCTGCCGCAGCCGCTGCTGGTGGCAAGAAGCCCACCGACGAGGAAGCGCGTCTGCTGAAGGAAGTGATGGACAAGAAGGCCAAGCTGAAGGCTGCTGAAGAAGCTGCCAATGCTGCCAACGAAAAGCTGAAGCAGTTCGAGGGCCTGAACGTCGATGAAATCAAGGCGATGGTTGCTGCCAAGAAGGAAGCCGAAACCAAGGCCCTGGAACAGAAGGGCGAGTGGGAACGGCTGAAGCAGCGCATGGCCGACGAGCACAAGGCCGCCCTGGAAGCCACCAAGACCGACGCCGAGCGCATCAGGGCTGAAAATGCCCGTCTGGCTTCTGTCGTTGACAAGCTGTCCATCGGCGCCGCCTTCGATCAGTCCACCTTCATCAAGGGCGAGCTGACCTTGACCCCGACGAAGACTCGCGCTCTGTATGGCGACTATTTCGATGTGGTCGATGGCAACGTGGTGCCCTTCGACAAGCCGCGCGGTGCTCCTGGCCGCACGCAGCTCGTGGATCAGTATGGTTCCTCTCTGGCGTTTGATGCAGCGATTGCCAAGATCGTTGACGGCGACCCGGAAAAGGAAACTGTGCTGAAGAGCAAGACCAAGCCCGGTGCTGGCAGCGGTGGTGCTCCTGGTGCTCGCGCACCGATCACGCAGCAGCTCGGTGGCAAGTCCTCGCACGACAAGATCAAGGGCGGCCTGTCCGCTCTGAAATAAGTTGTGACCGAGCAGTCCTGAAGTTGCATGATGGCCTTGAACGTGTTGGCGTAAGCTGATATAGTCAGGGCCATCGGCATCTAAAGAGACCTAGGTAAGCCGAATAACCTCAGTGAAATCTCTTTAGGAGTGCATTAAAATGCCTTTGCTTGCTACCGAAGCCGCCAAACTCAGTAACAACGAACTTGTTGCTGGCGTGGTGGAAGAAATCATCCAGCGCGACGACCTGTTTGCCGTCCTGCCGTTCATCGGCGTCAACGGCAAGGCGTATGTCTACAACCGTGAAAACAGCCTGGGTAGCGCCGACTGGCTGAACCCGAACGACAGCGTGAACGAAAGCGCCAGCACCTTCGACGAAATCGTCACCACCCTGAAGATTCTGGCTGGCGACGTGGACATCGACAAGTTCCTGCAGGCGACCGAGTCCGACACCAATGATCAGATGGCGGTGCAGATCGCCAAGAAGGCCAAGGGTGTGGGCCGTGTGTTCCACCAGACCCTCGCCACCGGCGACACTGGTGTCAATGCTGCCGCTTTCGACGGCCTGCCTGTTCTGGTTGACTCCAGCCAGGTGCTGACCGCCGCGACCAACGGCGCTGCGCTGAGCTTTGCCCTGATGGACCAGTTGCTCGACCAGGTGCCGCTGGGCGCCGACGTGATCATCATGCGCCGTGGCACCATCCGTGCCTACCGTGGCCTGCTCCGTGCGACCTACGGCACCGACGCTGTGATGCAGATGATGGACAACTTCGGTCGTCCGATGCTGACTCACAACGGCGTTCCGATCATCATGAACGAGTTCCTGTCCGGCACCGAAACCTGCGGCACCAACTCCACGACCTGCTCGGTTTACGCCGTGCGTCTGAATGAGCTGGACGGCCTGCATGGTATCTACGGCGGCGGCAACGCCGGCATCGTGGTCGAGAACATCGGCACCGTGCAGACCAAGGACGCGACCCGTATCCGCCTGAAGTGGTATGTCAGCGTTGTGCTGAAGTCCACCAAGTCGCTGGCGTGTCTGAAGGGCATCACCAACGTCTAATGGTTGCCCCGCAAGGGGCTTCCGCTTAGAATGAAAGGGCGAGGCGTAAAAACCTCGCCCTTTTTCTTTTTCACGACGAGGCAACCATGGCACAGCATCTGATCATCACCCAGGCCGGTTTCGAGAACTACACCGGCATGTTGGGAATCCACGAATTTGTAGACGGGCGTTCCGTCCTCCCTGTCGAGGGTCTTCACGCGAACCGCATTGCCGGCGCCTTTGAGTCTCGCTGGGAAGATGGCACCAATGCCTCTCCCGCCGCGCAGCTCATTGAAGCCTGGGCTGGTCGCCCCGCGACTGTCATGCATATGCCGGTCGAAGTTGAAGACCTGACCAAGTGCGAAATCCAGGGCACCAAATGGACTCTGGAGCAACTCGAAGAAATCGCAGACAAGCAGGGTATAGCTGGCCTGCGGGAAGTCGCCGCCGAATATCGCCTGAAGGGCAAGTCGATTCCCGGCTTGATCAATGCTATTCTCATTGCATGCGGCGGAAAGCCTGCCCTGAAAGACCCGACCCCTGAAGTAGTTACGGTGGAATAATCAATGAGCGTCCAGGAATATCTACAAGGCACCGAAGTTCGGCTGGTAATCCCGCTGGTTGATCGCGACGGGAATCCTCTGGACGCTACCGCTATTTCCTACATCGTGTCGGATGAAACTGACACGATGATTATCGCTGAGACCCCGGCGACGTGGTATATCGCTGGTCAGGATGTCGTGACTATCACCATCCCGGCAGAGTCGAACATCATCGACACGATGGTAAACCCTGGCCAGTATCGCGGTATGCGACAGGTTCAGGTGAAGGCTATCGTCAACGACAACACCGTCAGCCTCATGAGCTACTACT